TTGATCACCCCAATTAACTGCATTTCCTAATGTATTAATTTCAATAACAGTTTTTCCTGTGGTGGCCTCAAGTATTGCTTCTGCCTTTGAAAACTCTAAATCAAGGGTTACTGCGACCTTTCGACACTCACCATCAATCAATTCTTCATCAACATTACAAATTTGAGAAGCATAACGCCCTTTCTTTTTTTCTTCGTCCTCATCGTAAGCATATCTTTTATATCTGCTAAAAGATGCGTTATGGTCGTCTTCATCGTGGGGTTCATCTTGGTCTTTAAATTTATGGCCTTCGTGTGCTTTCATACATTCTTCTTTTGTATAATTCATAGCCATACATCGAGTCATATATTCTTCATGTGTTTCATCACTTTTAGGAGTAGGTTCTGCCGCCACCACACTATCTTCGCAGCCACAACCGCACGAATCTTCGGATGCTTTTTTGCTTTTTCTTGGGTGGCCGCTTGGTAGTAAATCGTTGTCTTGTGTGTATTTAGAATTAGACGGACTACCGCTTCTTACTAATTTCAAAAAGGCATTTACTCTCGCCATAGACCATGCGGCTCTTGATACTCCGGGTCGGTGGGATGTGGAATATGCGCCAGCACCCCTACGATATACTGCTTTTAACATACCCAAAGTTACCTTTCTCTTAGATTTTTTGTTATGTTCTGCTACCTTTTTCTTTAGGGAGTTAGTTACAGACTCTCCAAACGTAACTTTTCCGCCGGGTTTTGCTGAACCGGGTTTATTTTTCTTTGAGCCTTTTCTTCGGTCTTTTGGTGGGGCTGGTGTTGAGCGCGGGTCTTCTGCCGCAGATTTTTCTTGTATCATACAATGTTCTCCTTTTACGCAATATTCTTCATCTTCACATTCTGAGCATACTGAGTATGCCGCCTCAACCTTTTTACCGCCGCGCCATTGTCTGCAAGACCAATAACGAGCCTTGTATTTAGGTCCGGGATTGTCGCAGTTATGTCTGTCGCGAAAAGCCTTTCTCCTTTTTGGGTCATCTCTCTTTATTTCCATGTTAGGGTCGCCAAATCTTACAAGAACGACATTACCTTTTTCATTTTTCGTATAGACACCAAATTTCTTAGGACCGCCCTGTGTTCGGAACGGTTTGTTTAATGTTACTGAACGGCCTTGATATTCTGCCGCTTCAACATCTATTTCTTCCCAATCTTCATAGGCGACTACTTCTCCGCCACAACCACAACCGCAAGACATTGGCCTCGCCTTAAAAATAGTGATTTATTAAATTATTCCGGCTTATCTGCGTATCTGTTGCATACAGCATAACGCTGACTTGAATTAGGAAACTCTTTATTCATTTTACCATCAGACATACAACGGCTCATAAAGTCCGAGCGTTTTTCAGTCATTTTTCTTGTCGGCAGTTACTCACCATCCTTTTGAGGATAAATAACGCTCGATAAAGTATGAGATGAATCCAACGATAGTAAGAAATAAGAGGTGTTCATACATCATTCGCCCTTCTTTGCGCCTTTCTTACCGTTAGTAATTTGGAAGGCTTCCATGTCGAGGCTGTGTTGCTTTTGCATCTTCTCCATGTCGAGGTCGTGCTTTAGTTTAAGTTCTTCAAGCATTCGTGTGTGTGTTTCAAGTGCTTCTGTTGCCGCTACATTACTTGCGAGTTGTTCCGGCAAAACATTGATTTTAGCAGATTCTTTGCCCTTAAACAAATCAAGAACAGATGTAATGATTAGTAGTGCCGGACCACCAAGAAGACCGATAACCGTTAGTTGTGAGTCTGTGATGTCGCGTTCTTCAACGATAGAGAAATACGAAGCAGTAGCCGCGATAACTACCCATGCTAAAACTACGCCCATACCGAAAGTTAGCATTAGTGCCTCGTTAGGATTGCTCATTTTCATTGGCTTCATATTTTTCTCACCCATCAGTTGTTTTATCAATGTTTCAACAATAATCACTAAAATTAACCCGTAAAGAAAGGGTATTAACGGTAGGAGAAAATTATTCGATAACATCAGAAGGTCCTTGTTGTGAATTTTCTCTCGGTAATTCACCTGTGCCTACTGAACCATCTTTTCTTTGCTCACCACTTCGCCCTGCGCTTGGTAGGTTAAGAATTTCTAACGATTGATTTAGTGTGAGAATGCCGGACTGATAACCCAACGATACTCTTTGCATTGTGTTTAGTGGGGTTTCGGTATCCATAGCGTCAAAGATAATTGTTGGTAAGTCTTGCTTGCGGTGTTCAATTCCTAACAATTCAAGATGTAGCGAGAATAGCCCCATAACTGCATCTGAAAGTATGCGGTGCATACGGGATATAGCACCGACCGCCCATAGGTTTGCGTTGTATGTTGCGGCAAAGGTTGAACCCCGCTCTTGACCTGCGGCTACTCTCGGCACTTGAAGAACGGCGGCAATATCGCCATTTACTGCATCGAGAAATTCATTACTGTTTGGTATGGTGTTTTCCAAATCAACATGGTGCAATTGAACATAATGCGGTAGGACAGGTATTTGGTCGCCACGCAAACCCTCAAACAATGAGATAACTTCATCCATAATATGAACGAGTCTTTCTTGTTGCTCGGCAGGGTCTTGTATATGCTCAATAGCAGATTTGTCTATTGTTACATACTGCTTAGTCATAGCGTCTTCAAGAGATAGCCTGTTATTCATCGTGTTATACTTCATGCGTATTGCTTGTTTTAGAGAAGTAAATCGGGATGCGCCCCATATACCATAGGTTTTACGGCCTTTGTTATCAACAAACCAATTACTGCGATAATCAATTCGTATGTGCATGATTTCGTTTGCCGGAAATTCTGCTTCGGTTAATTTTGTTTCGCGTAGCATATATGTTACCGGCCTTGTTATCGGCGTATCTTCATCGGCTACGAAGTAAGAACCAAGCCCGCCGCGCTCATCAACAATTGTGATTTGCTTTACGGGTAGGCTTTGTAGGTTTGTGATACCGACTCCGGCTTTACCAACAATTTTATTTATGTCGTTACCATACACCATCAGGCCACGCATAGCGTTGATTAGGAAATCGTCAAAGTCTAATTCGCTTTCTTCGACTAATTCTCTAATCGCATTTCGGATGCGAGCGTTTTTGCCGCGTGAATAATTAATTTCGTAATTGTTTGCAGTTAGTGATACTGCACGAACCGCACCGTTCAATTCGGGGTCTAACTTTAACATCGAATCATACAAGTCAAATTCGTTATCAAAATTGCTATCGGTTCTTATCTTCTCAGTATCACGGACAATATCGGGTATTCCTGCCGCTACTGAAAACGATTTGTTAGTGGGTAATCTCTTTGTTTGCGCTACCACCGGCTCTTTCTTTTGAAAAGACCGGAAGAAGGGAAAACGCCTTCGCTCATCAGCCATATTTACAAGGTGTGTCGCCTATCGTATAAAGGTTGGTTTTATTTATTTTTATGTTTTTGCGACTTTTAGAAAGAATAAAACGCTTTACTGCGGATTTATTGGTTATTTATTTTATTTCTTCAAAGGCAGTTATAGGGGTTAGAGGGAATCATCTATCTCTTTGAAGAAAAAAAAGAATAACGATAATCGTTTTACTGCGCCCCGTTTATTTTTTCTGACGGCTAAAAAAACATTAAATTAAATTATAATATAACCTAACCTTTAATAAATACCCGAACATCGTTAGTTTCATGGGGAAACGCTATCACGGTGGAGAAGACCTTATCGCCCAACACATAAACAAAGGATTCGCAAATGATAAAGAATTTGCAGTATTTCTGAACGAATTAGAACCAAGACGTTCTATTGACTCTTGGCGTATCAAAGTCGGCAGGTATCGCAAGGCTAACCCATACAAACAATCTTCTGATGAAACAATACATACATACTATGACGAAGGTAAAGACTGTTATTTGACTTTCTTATCACATATTGATAACATATTAGTCATTAGTGGTGAAGACCATAGAAATATGCGCCGCTCTTATTCTAATGAAGGCGGCGGTTTAACCATTGATGAAATGTGCGCTGAGTATGAAATGGATAGCATTACAATGTCTGCCTATATACGCGCATACAATTGGAAACACACCATGAATCCTTTGACCGATGAAGAAATCACTTTGAAGGAAACATCAAGACTTGTTCAAGACTACCTAACAATCAAGCGTCAAGAAGTAGTCCTAAAGGCACAGAAGCAATTGAAAAAAGACTTAGAGGCTGACGCAACGGCATGGAGAGAGTTTAGACATACTATCTATGACGATTTCCAAACCATTGTGCCGAAGATTAAATCAACGGCTAAAAAACCTAAGACTAAGGCCGCACACGAATATGCTCTTGTCTTATCCCCCACCGACCTTCACTTTGGGAAATACGGTTGGAAGGATGAAGTCGGCGAAGAATACGACATGAATATTGCTAAAGAGCGACTTATCGCAAGCACCGAAGCACTACTAACTCGACTACCACACCTGCCGGAAAAGATAATCCTAACTGCTGGTAGCGATTGGTTTCATGTTGATAACGACAACGGCACTACAACCAAAGGCACACCGCAAGATACCGATGCGACACCTGCTGAAATCTTGATGAAGGGTTGCTCTTTGGCTCGTCAACATATTGATATGCTAAGAAAGGTAGCACCCGTTGATGTAGTCCTAATGGCCGGTAATCACGACAGGCATACTTCTCTTATGCTTATGATGTATCTTGAAGCGGCATACGAACAATGCGAAGATGTATCAGTAGTAATCAGCCCTCAATCACGACAATATGTGCAGTATGGCAACAACCTGCTCGGATTTACTCACGGTGATAAGGTTCGACTTAATACGCTACCTGCTATTATGTCTAACGAGCAAAGACAGGCATGGGGCGAATGTCGTAATCATGTATGGTTTCACGGACATTTACATCATCTCAAGATTGCCGACACAAACGGTGCTACCGTAATTCAATTGCCGAGTCTTAGCGGCCACGATAGATACCACGCTCGTTCCGGCTATGTTATGGAACGCAAAGGTCTGTGCGGCCACATGATAGACAAGACTCTCGGTGTAGTGGGTAACTTCTTCATACCGGTGGTAAAGGATGAGTAATACTAATTTTTCTATGGAGAGAAGTAGGAAAGATATTGCCTATTTCTATAAGTGGCTCGGCTACACATGGGGTAAGCACATTGGAGAATGGATGGACCTATATTCTGATAGAAAGGGCGCATCCGTTCATCGTGTCTGTATTATTGCACCACGCGACCATTCCAAATCAACAACCCTTCGTGTTAAATTGTTGCATCAATGCCTTTTTGAAAAAAAGGGTGATGGCTCACCTTTTACCTGTTGGCTTATCTCAGCGAGTAAAGATACTGCCGCTCAAAGGCTTGAGGAAATACGAGCCGACCTAAA